TAAAGGGATAGATGCATCATTACCTAAATGATTACTTTAACAGATAACGCAAAAAATTATTTAACAGCCACTACCGAAAAACACGGTAAGAAATACGCTTATCTTGGTGTTCTAGGAGGTGGCTGTTCTGGTTTTCAATACGAGTGGGACATGACTAATGACTTAGAAAAAGGTACACTCGTAGAAAACATTTTAGTCTTAGATAAAACTGCAGAACTATTTGTTATAGGCTGCACAGTTGATTACGTACAAGAGTTCGGTGGCTCTTACCTAAAGGTTATAAATCCAAATGCAACAGCGCAATGCGGTTGTGGAGAATCATTCGCCGTCTAATTAACATGTTAACAACAAAGTTGTGTACTTTTTCGAAAAAGTAGTGTATAATAATATTATAATCAAGGGAGAGCTTATGTCTAAATTACAACAACACTATATTAATTTTCAATCACAACAAACAATTCAACAAAGAATTAATTATTTACAAACCAACCAAAAAGAATTATCACAATACAACATTAACATTCCAAACCTAATATCACATTGGAATAAATTAGAATTAAAACACGGTCCTATATGGATTACAAACTAAAAGAGTTATAATGTCATTTTATACAAACTTATATCGGTTTAAAAATAATATATTCTATCGTGGTTACTCAAATAACGGCGATAGAGTAATTAAGAAAGAACATTTTAAACCAACATTCTATGTAAATACGCGTCAACCTAGCAAATTTAAAAGTCTAGATGGCGTAAACGTTATGCCTGTTTCTTTTGAAAGTATGTATCAAGCTAATCAGTGGAAAAGAGAAAACGAAAACACTTCAGGCAGAAACATATACGGAAATACAAGATTTATTTCTCAATATGCAATGGAAAAATTTCCAGGTGAAATCAAGTTTGATCGTAACATGATTAACGTAGGTACTTTTGATATAGAAACAGATTATGATGATGGCTTTCCATATCCTGAACTTGCAGATCATACCATATTATCAATCACTTATAAGTCAAGTAAGTTTTCAACATACCATGTTTGGGGTTACGGCGAGTTTGATCCAAGTGTGGCACTAATAAGTGACGTACAATATACTAGATGCAATAGTGAAGAAGAACTTCTTACTAAGTTTCTAGAATTTTGGTCACATCCTGACATAACACCTGACATTATTACTGGTTGGAACACAAGATTTTTTGATATACCTTACATTATTAATCGTACCGGAAAAATTCTTGGTGTTGAATGGCTTACTAAATTTTCTCCTTACGGCTTAACTCTTGGCGAGCCAATGAACGTAGAAAATCGTGGTAGAGAAAGTCATGTTTATGATATACCTGGTATACAAACACTTGATTATATGGAACTTTTTCAAAAGTTTGGCTATACATACGGTCCACAAGAATCTTATGCTTTGAATCATATCGCTTATGTTGTTCTTGGAGAAGAGAAACTTTCATATGAAGAATCAGGCTCGCTTAAAAACTTATATAAAGACGATCATCAAAAATATATTGATTATAATATGAAAGACGTACAACTTGTAGATAGGTTAGAAGAAAAACTTGGCTTGATTACATTAGCGATAACTATGGCTTACAAAGGCGGTGTGAATTTTAAAGATACATTTGGTGTGACTGCTATATGGGAATCTATTATTTGTAGGAAATTATATCAAAATAATATTGTACCGCCTATAAAACAAAAAGAAGATCCTTACATTCCTATCGGCGCAAAAAATAAACTTAATCCTGGCAAAGATGCTCGAGATAGAGGTTATATGTATGCAATTGCCGGCGGTTACGTTAAGGAACCAAACCCTGGCAGATATGAATGGGTTGTCTCGTTTGATTTGAATTCACTATATCCAAATATTATTGTACAAAATAATATGTCACCTGAAACTTATCTCTATCAAACACCAGAAGATAATTGTGCTATGGCAGGAAAAAAGGGATATGAAACTTTTTACAGCAAAAGTAAACAAGGCGTGTTACCAGAAATAATTAAAGAATTTTATGATGAACGTGTTTCAATAAAGAAACAAATGATAGCAGCAAAAAATGAAATGCAAAAAGGTTATACATTCGATCTTGATAAAGAAATCAGTAACCTTGATAACAGGCAAATGACTATCAAGATTCTACTTAATAGTTTATATGGCGCTCTTGCAAACAAACACTTTTTATATTTTGCTCAAGGTATTGCAGAAAGCATTACACTTACTGGCCAGCGTGCAATCAAATGGGCAGAAGCAACTATGAACAGAGAACTTCGAAGTATTCTAAAAACAGAACATGATTATGTTATCGCTATCGATACAGATTCTTTATATGTTGACTTTGGTCCACTCGTAAAAAAACTAAATCCAAATAATCCAGTTTCATTCTTAGATAAAATTTGTAAAGAACACTTCGAACCTGCTATCAAGAAAGATTATGATAAGTTTTATAAAATGCTTAACTCATATGAAAATAGAATGGTGATGGCAAGAGAAGCGATATCAGATGTTGGTATATGGACAGCAAAAAAACGATATATACTCAACGTACATAACAATGAAGGTGTGCAGTATAAAGAGCCACAACTTAAAATGATGGGTATTGAAGCTATCAAGTCATCAACACCAGAAGTTGTACGTAAAAAATTTAAAGAAGTATTTAAATTGATTGTATCAGGTAATGAAGAAAAAACGCAAGAAGTTATAGCAGAATTTAAAAATGAATTTAGAACTTTATCGCCTGAACAAATAGCTTTTCCTAGAAGCTGTAATATCTCTGGTTATAAATGGCGAACAGGAATTGTTAATGGTAAAAAAGAGAAAGTTAAAACTTATATTAACTGGAGTGATAGAATAACAATTTTCAAGAAAAGTTGCCCAATACACGTTAGAGGTGCATTACTATATAATTATTATCTTAAACGTTATAAATTACAAAACAAGTATGAACTTGTTGGCAATGGTAGCAAAATAAAATACTGTTATCTTAAAAAACCTAACATTGTAAAATCACACGTCATAGCCTTTGATGACGTATTACCAAAAGAGTTGAAACTACATGATCGTATAAATTATGATTTACAGTTTACAAAGGCATTTTTAGAACCACTAAATTTAATACTTGATCCTATAGGTTGGAAAGCTGAAAAGAAAAAAGATATACAAACATTGGAGGAATTTTTCGTATGAGTACAAACTGGTTTAAAGACATGCAAGAGATGCATAAAAAATATGGTGTCAATAAATGGATGCAGGCAGAAAAACAATCTGATGTTGATATTAGAAGATTCAATAAGTTCATGGAATTTAGAATCGGCATGATGCAAGAAGAACTTGATGAAACAAAGAATGCATATAAAGAAAAGAATGCAGAAGAAATGGTAGATGGTATCATTGACTTATGCGTATTCGCAATCGGCACTTTGGAAGTATTTGGTGTTGATGCAAATAAAGCATGGGACGAAGTATATAAAGCCAACATGTCGAAAGAAGTTGGTATAAAACAAGGTAGGCCTAATCCACTTGGATTACCAGACTTGGTAAAGCCTAAAGGTTGGAAAGGTCCATCACACGAGGATAACCATGGAAATATTACTGACTCTTTTCAATAGTATATTTGATAATAAGACTCAACAAAAGTTAACGTTTGAAAACTTTGATAGCTTTGAAAAAGCTTTATATGGTCTTGCGCAGCGCAAAATAAAATCTAAGAAAGACGCGCCACTTATGTCACCTGCTCAATATAAGCCAGACACAACTCGTAAGAATGACAACGTTACAATGTGGTCTGCTTGGTGCGCAGTCGATGTCGATGATTTTAATTTTGATGGAGATTTAAATGATGCAATTAACAATAAGTTTAATGGTACTCGGTTTATTTGTTACAGCACTGCTAGCAGTACACAATCTGTACCAAAGTTTCGTCTTGTCTTCCCACTTACAAAAAACGTACCAGCTGAAAAGATTCGACACTTTTGGTATGCTCTCCAAACAGAACTTGGAGATATGGGAGATAAGCAAACCAAAGACTTATCTCGCATGTATTATATACCAGCAAAATATGATAATGCTTACAATTTTATTTTTAGTGGAGCTGGCGATACTATTAACCCTGATTCATTAATGAACAAATATCCTTATAAAGAAAAAAGCAGTGGATCTTTTTTTGATAGATTACCAGAAGATATGAAAAAAGAAATCATTGAGCATCGTAAATCAAAACTTGACAATACAAA